AGACTAAATCGTTGATGGAAGGCGGCAAAATCCGTATGCCTTTCCGCAACGACGGCGAAGAGAAGGGCTATCCAGAAGGCTCGATCTTCATGAACGTCAAGTCGAAGCAGGCCCCCGGTATCGTTAGCAAGTTTGCTGGCGAGAACGGCAAGCCTGCTCCGATTACCGACCCTAAAGAAATCTACCCCGGTGCGAAGGTCCGTGCCTCGCTGCGCGCTTATGCGTACAGCGTGAACGGCAACAACGGCGTTGCGTTCTCTCTGGGCAATCTTCAGAAGGTGGCTGACGGTCCTCGTATGGATGGCCGTCTGTCTGCTGCGGACGAGTTCACTGCGACGGAGCGTCCGTCCGCAGACATCTCGGACCTTGACGATTTGCTTTAAGTGAAGGGAAGGGCCGGGGAGTTTGGAAGTCGCCCCGGCCCTTCTTAATCTAACGCCTCAGAGATCATCTGGGCTTTCTTGGCTAAGGTCTTAGCCACAATCTCATCAACAGAATTGACAAGGCCGAACGTCCGCACGATGACGGGCTTTGTCTGGCCGATACGGTGGCAACGCTTAGCCGCCTGCGCGTTCACCGCCGGAACCCAATCCATCTCTACGAACGCCACCTGACTTGCGGCTGTCAGCGTAATCGCCGTAGAACATGCGGTGATCTGGCCGATAAATACCCGCACTTTTGGGTCGGTCTGGAAGTTGTCAATCGCTGCTTGACGGTCGGCTGTCGGCATACCGCCTGCGACTACCACAGGGTTAAACTCTTGTAGTTTATCGTAGAGCGTCTGTATCGCGTCGGTGTGGTAGGCGAAGATGACGATCTTGTCGTAGGCATCATCAGCCAATTCGCCCGCTATCTGTGTGGCGATGGGCGCTGCCTTGGCCGCACCTGTCAGCCGTCTTAATGACGCGATATGCGGGGCGATGCTCTCAATCTCTGAAGCCAAGTCTTGCCCGGTAAGGGAATGCGCGAGGATCATATCGACCGCTTCGGCTTGGCGTGGATCGTCGATGTGTTTCCTGTCGCTCCAGTTTTCTATCTCGACCGGCGCGCTCTGCCACCAGATAGGCGGCAAATCTTTCAGCACCACCTCGCCCTTGCGGCGGAGCATGATCGACTGGAGTACGGTCTTGAACTCGGCCATGCGCTCGGCCTTGTTGCCGAGAACCTGAAGGCCGAACTGGCCGCTCCATGTCTTGCAGAAATACGTTGTGTATTCGGCGAAGTTTAGTGGGTACTGCCAAATCGCTTTAAGATGCGTCCAGAAATCGCTGACATTATTAGGGATGGGAGTACCGCTAAGAAGCCAAACACGATCAGCAAACTTAACAAGACCGTCACCGCGACAATACTGACCATATAGATACTTTGTGCGCTTAGCAGTACGGTTCTTGAGATAATGAGCCTCATCCAGAACGAGAACGTCTGGCTCAAACTTTGCGATCTCATTGCGAACCTCCTTCGACTGTGTGATTTTATCATAGCTGAAGACTTTGACTTCGCGCTCGACGGTCCCCCATCGCTCGAACTCACGACGCCAGTTGATCTTAGCTATGGCTGGGCAGATCACGACGACCTTTGTTAAGCCGAGTGTATCACAGGCCGCGATAACTTGAAGTGTTTTGCCAAGGCCCTGCTCATCGGCAAGGAATGCGGCCGGGTTCTTACAGAGAAAGTCTGCGCCGACCTTTTGGTAATCGAATAGATGGTTCATCGTCTTCCCTCTCGGCGGCGTAGCAAGCGATAAGCGCAGCTTCGGCCCGGCCGTCATCCTTTTTGCGTGCGAAGAGATGAGCGTAATCCGGGAACAACTCTTGTGCCCGCTGCCGACTACCGTCCTTCCCTCCGAACGTGCGCATAGACTTAATCCAAGTCGCAGGCGGTATCAACTCAAAAGATACAGACAGGCCAGCAAGGACACCTTCGACGATACCACCGGCCCTGCCAAACGCGTAGGTCGAGGAAACCCCTTGCCCCGGCATAGCCCACGTTTTCTCAAGTAGAGCCTTTTCGTTTCCGGTTACATGTGGGCGAAGCGCATCGGCCAGCATGTGTGCGTCAACCTGATTGACGACACGCGGCCCGCGTTTGACTTTAAGAGTAGGCATGTCGATGATGACAAGTTCTCGGCTATCCTTATCCAGAATAGCTACAGCCCCGAACGCGCCGGGATCAATGCCCATGAACTTCATGGGCGGTGTGTATAGTATTAGAAGCTAGTTCGCAAGTTACTGCGTGGCCCCAAAGACTTACGATGGCGAAGCCCGTCGGGTTTGTGGCGACGCTTGGACTTTGGCTGCGGCCGCCATGACATATCTTTGACACCACTCTTCTTGGCCATTACTCGCCTTTCGTATAGACCTTATAGTCGCCGGGATCGGTGAACTGAGTACCGACAGGAAGCGCGTCGTATTGTTCTTGGCTCTTCATAAGAGGGGCCTTGGTCAACTGGCGTAGCAATGTATCCGCTGACATTCCCGTGCGGCGCTCGACTTGGCGGTTGAGCATAATCTTCGCTTCACGCTTCATGCCTCGGTATGATTTTAGCAAAGAAAGTTCTGGGTTCTCCGCGCTGAACTTAGCGTTGGCGGTTTCACGCGCCTTAGCATACATGTCTTTAATTGCTGCGGATTTGCCGACATTATCAAGGCTCTGATACTTAGCGGACCGTAACAACGGCGCAATTTTGCGCTCGGCGATGATGCCTAAGTCGCGGTTAACAAGGCGGTCGATTGCGGGTTCGCCAGTCTTCGACCCCACATCGTAAGGCGTAAGGCCAAGTTTATCCAACTCGCTTTCGACAATGTTCTTGACCGGACGGATTGTGGCTCCGAGAAGCTGACGCAACGCGGGGTCTTCAGTGGTCAATGGCCCTTCACGCGTCGCCGATGGCGCGGCTGGAACGCCCATTGCCTGCTGCGCTCCGGGTATTGGACGCACAAGAGCGGCAAGCGGGTTGTCCTTGGTGTCGCGGTAGACCGCTTCTTCTGGATCGTACTGGGCGTAGAAATCTTTGAACGTGCTGAACGGTTGCAAGAAGCCAGCGCCCACGCCAGCCAGCCAACTTGTCGTAATCGTCTTTGCTTTGTCGAGGTTTCCGGCAGCGCCGGACAAATCCTTAAGAAGCTGGTCGGTTACATATAGGCCCGTGCCTGCGCGGAACTGCGCGCCGGATAGACCCTGAAGAATGTCGGCTGTCTGAAACGCCTGATCGAGAGTGTTGTCTTGCGCACGCTTGATAATATCGGCGACTAATAGATACGGAGCCGCAGGGAAGTACGGACGTAGGTCAACAGTCCGGCCGTCTGGCAAGCGGCCTTCGTACCATTTCTCCCCAGCGTTCTCGCTGTTGCGGAACTGGTATGCGCCGTACAGCATGGTTGAACCAATTAACCCCTTTGACAAAACACCAGTATCGCCTTCGGCAATCTTTTTAAGTTCAGTCGGGGAGAACAGCCGCGTCGTCGTTGGGGAGAACAGCCGCGTAAATCCAGCCGGGCTATAGTCAAACTGAAACTTCAAGGCGTTCATCATGAAGCGTGGAAACGGCATGATAGTTGTACCGACAACACGGGCGACGGTCCCGACCTTACCCATCTTGTCCAGAATTTTACTGATGCCATCGGCAACTTCAGATTTGCCGGAGTAAGTGAAGCCGAGGGTGTCGTCGAGTGCCTTCGTCCATGCTTCTTCGGGAAGACGTGCGATAGCACCTGTGTCCACGAGTTCATCAAAATCTAAATTAAGACGGGTCGCTTCTCGGCGTAGCATAACCGGGAACAATGCTTTGCGCGTTGCGGTTTCCGTAACGCGGTTGAAAAGGTTAGCGACATCAACCGCTTTCTCGACTTTTGCAAAAGCATCTTTCCTAACTACACGCGACACATCCGCCGCGTAAGTAGCGGCCAACTCTTTTTGTATTTCTGGCTGGACATTCTTCATCTGCTCCCAGAACTTAGTGTTCCGACCGGGAGCAAAACGATCTGTAATAACAGCCGCTGCGTCAAAGGGATTAACGCCAACCTTCTGTTGACGGAAAGGATTAATCGCGGCGTTGATTGTGCTGTCCATAAGGTTCGTTGCCGCGTCGATAGGCACGCGGCCTACGGACGATATGACGTTGCGCATGGTGGTAGCCACGCTTGATACGAGCGCACCGCGATAGGTGTTGGTTAGTCGTTTCCAAAAGTCTAGACCGTCCGCTTCTTGAATACCAAGTTTAGCAATGTCGGCTGCTTCTTTAGGGACGTAACGGCTGGCGATGCTGAACCGCTGCATAACACGAGCGGCATCGCCGAGACCTTGGCGTGATCCGGTGATAAGTTCAAACAGGTCTTCGTCTTTAAGGTCGTACTTTGTGACGAGTTTGGATACTTCTTCCTCTGGAAGAGTGCCTGCCTTGAAGTGACGATAGAAGAATTCGGAGAACGGCATATCCGCTGGACGCTGAAGACCGGCGAGATTGCTGTAGTCTGCTGCAAAGTTAGCAACCTTACCGCCAATATCCGCAGTAGGCACAGGCTGCGTCTGGCCCCTTACTTCCATAGCCGCGATGGCGGGGATGCCTGTTTCTGGAGTAGAGGCTGGCAGATCATACGCCACATTGCGCGGGGCTACCGCAGCTTCAGGGATCGCCACCGCTTCGGGAACTACCGCAGCTTCAGGGATTGCCGCTGCGGCCACGGGGGCTTCCGGCAACTCAACAGCCTGCGCCCTTGGTAGCCTGCTTGGTACAACAGGGGCAGGGGCGACAGGTGTAGCCACCGCCGCCATCTCCGGAGAGAGTGCAGTTTCGGGAACCGCTGCTGCGATCTCATCCGCAACTGCGACAGGACCAGTAGCAAAGCGGCCAATAGCTGCACTAGTCTCCGGTGCAATACGACGGACACCCGCCGCGATTGGCCTAGCGGCAAATGACGCAAGCGGCAGGGTGGTAAGCCCAGCGACTAAGTAGTCACTACCTGTTCCGCGACCGGCGGCAATATCACGGAAACTACGTTCCGCTCCCTCAAGGCCGAGTAGGGCTTCGATATTGCGACGTACATCTGAACTATACAGGGCAGACTCGCGTTCAGTCGTACCCGGAAGCAAATTAGATACGGTCTCAACACCGGAAGCAATCGCATCAAGAATACTTCCTGCATAGGTGTCGGGAACGTATCTTTGCAGTACCGGTTGTTGGTTCGCAACGAGACTAATCTCTTCGGTCGGGGCAGCGGCTTGCGTCTGGTCAAAAGGAACTGCTGGCGAACGTGCGACAATCGGCTGTGCGAGTGTCGGGCCTTCATAGTTTTTTGCAAGCCAAGCATCAGCCGCAGCTTTAAGTTCGTCGTCATTGCTAAGCGACGTTACACCGGGAAGCGTGATCGTCTCCCCGGTGGTAGGAATTTCCAGAAATACTGGTGCGCCTTTTGGCTTAGCCTCAGCCATTTAAAATCCTATCGACGGATGATTGGTGTGCCGGTTGCTTCCGGAAAATACTCCGCCCAAGGGTCTTTGCTTGGCGCTTTCTGGCCGGTCCTAACCTGCCGCGTTGGGTTCTTCGGATCAAACCCAAGAATTTCGCCGCCTGCAACTTCGCGGAACTGATACGACGGCGCGCTTCCACCGTCACCACGGGGGCGAGTTTTGTCAAAAGCAAATTGACGCTCAGCAAGATTGAGACGCGATGCTTCACCCGGAGCCATAGTCTTCGGGATTGTGGCAACAACATCACCCGTGTCTTTATCAATAACCTGAATAGCACCGCCAATATCGCGGTCCTCAGTGTTACGCGGCATTGGGCGATCCGTAAGCTGCGACGAACCATCTTGAAACTCAATCCGTATCATACCGGAAGCGGCATCCCGAACGTGCTTTAGAACTTGCTTCGGACGGAACGTCTCTTCCTGAACCAATTTAAATGCCTCTGCCGGATCAGCATTCTCAAGAACGCCGCGTTTAGCTTCTGGCAAAGACGATGCGTATTGTTTGATAAATGCTTTTTGCTGTTGCTCTTGCTGTGTCTTCTGCTGCAACTGCGCAATCTGATATTGTGCGTTCAGCTTTTGCATCTGCTGTTGGCGCACGTTCTGAAGAACAGCAGCCGGATCAGAAGCACCACGGCTACCAGCGGCCTGAAGTACTTGACCAACCGCAGCTATTTTCTGGCCAGTTGATAGCGGGCCAATGCCGCCGCTCATAAGGGCCTGCATGTCTTGAATGTACTTTGCCGTTGGCGAAAGCTGAGGCTGTGTAGGAGCCACAGCTTGCGGAGCCATAGCCGGCATAGCACTAGGCGAACCCGCCGCAACATTCGGCGGGGTACGGCCCGGAACGAGTGAACGCATCAGAATTTCTATTGGGGTCGCCATCTACTTAGCCTTTGCAAATAGATCAAGGAGAGTACCAATCGTGGACGCAGCCGTTCCAACTTGGCCGAGCGTTGATTGGCCCGGCTGGGTTGTCGTTTGCGTGACTGGGGACGGAAGACCCTGCGAACCCATGAGCAAAGTCTGAAGCTGCTGCTGCGGGAAACCGCGCTGTTCGAGGAAGTCCTTGTAGGCCAAATCAAGGTTCTGCTGAGCCATGCCACGCTGTGCTTGGCCAGTACCTTGAAGCATCGCTGCATACGCCTGCTGATTGCCAAGCGCCTGTTGGCCGAAGCCAGACAAGGCTTGCGCACCCGCAAGCTGCTGTGCTGGCAGACCTTGTGCAAACCCAGCGGCTTGCGTGTATCCCTGATTATACAGGTTCGCCAGCGTTTGCGCTGTATTCAAATCTTCTTGGCCTGCAAGCTGCGCTTCGTAAACACCACGGCGTTCGTTGCCGAATGCCCGTGATGAAGCCATCTGAGCCTTGGTCGCAGCGTCACGCTCGGCGCGGTTCTGTGCAAGGCGGGCCATCGTGGCGTCAATGACGTTGGTCTGGAACGGCGACATGAAGCCGGAAACATCTTGCTGAAACTGCTGTGGCGTATATCCGGCAGCACGCTCAGCAACTTGGGTGGCTTGCTGAAGTTGCGGCATCCCAACTTGCTGGGTTGCAGCGTTGATCGCGGTCTGGAACGCCTGCTCTTCAGCGGGGCGGAAGCCCGCAACACGCGGCCCTTGATATGCCTGATAAGGAATAGCCGCGACCTGCTGTGCGGCTCCATAGTTACGCGCCAGAATATCCTGAATGAAAGGATTGAGTTGCTGAGCAGTTGTGGTAGTTGTCGCCATTATATTCCCCAAGCGGACTGACCGCCTAATCGTTCGTTATTAACACAAAAATAAACCGATTGACAGCCCCTTACTGCTGAACCTGTGTCACTGCAACATGTGCAGTTGGAGCAGATGGCGCAAAGGCCGTCGCCGCAACATTCGTTGGCTGCAACCCTGTATCATCCACTGCCCACATCAACTCAACATAGTCATTTGCGGCCAGAGACACGAAGTCATTGACGGCTAAAACCGCGTACCCGCCGCTATCCTTTAACGAGCCAACACCCGTGCTTGATCCGATGTTCGTCGTGCCGTTCTTCTTCAGCCACATCCACGCAGCCTTAGCGTTTGCGTTGGCCGATGAGAACTGGATACGGGCGGCGAAGTTATAGAGGCCGCTATGCGCCACGGTCAGGCGCGTTGTGGGGCTTCCGGTAAGCGTGATGCCCTCGGTGATAACTGTCGTGTCCCACGCCAGCGCGTAGGCGGTGTTGGCCGCTGCTGGCGTGATCGTGGTGTTCTTGGTGAACTGGCCGTTATAGTATTGCTGCTCAATGGTGGGGCGAACAAACAACTCTCCGTCCGTTGTCCCGACCTTAACCACGGCTGCAACGGGAACGACGTTATCGGGCGCTGTCGGCTTTGTCTTGGTTAGTGTCCCTGCCGTTGTCGGCGATGCGTAAAGAACATCGCCAAGCAAAAACGAACTTGTGTTGACGCCGGAGATATGCCCCCAGACAGTGCAATAGCCAACGGTCCCGTTGTCCGGTAGATCGTGCGCCATGATCCCAAGTATATACAGCGTAGGCGTTGAGCCGTCGGCAAGGTATTTCGTAACAATCAACGTGTTATTCGCACTAGCGCCAGCGAACCCGACAACTGTTCCTTTTGGCAGCGTCGAGCCTGTGTTGTTCTGGACGCGGGCAAATGTCTCAAGACCGATCTGCTGGATCACGCCTTCGCCCATGCCAAGGTTAAGCGTTTCGTCTGTTGCGTTCCATGACAACGAGCCTTCAGTCGGCGTGTGGGTGTCGGTTGTCACGAACTCCATATCAGAAACAACCAGCTTCGCAGGCTGATACACGCCAACATCTTCGCCCTTGACGTAAGAACCCTGCGCAAAACTCTCGATAAGACGATTGCGCTGGGCGTCGTACTGCGGGTTATAGTCGGCCGGGGCTGGCGGTAACTTCAATCTCATCGACGCCCACCCGGTATTGCGTTGAGGCGCTGCGTCCCAATCCGCCAATCAGAGTTGTTGACGGCTGTCACCTTCATCTGGATTTGACGGCCATTGAAGCGGACAGATGTTGGGTTCGTCAAGCTGTATGGGCCAAAGGTTTGCTTCTCGTCATTCGGATAGTAGCGAGAAGAGAAGGTCGCAGTGACTTCGCCCTGATTGCGTTCGTCTGGGATCATCTCGTTAATATACAAGATGTTGTCGCCTTGTCCAATCTGCACGGGCCCTGTCTCGGCGTACACACTTTCCGATCCGTGGTTCATGCCAATCTCGTGGTCGTAGATGTAGCCGTCATCCGACACCATCAATGGGTTGGCGAACACGCCACGGTCAATCCCGGCAGAACGGCCAAGCTGGCCGATGGACCAGTTGTTCTGGGTATAGTTCCATATTACATAGCGGTCATTCTCTAGGCTTGACGCAGACGGGTAGAAGAACCACACCTCCTCAAACTGCGAGTTGTTTACGGCGTATGCCTTGCTGATTTGCGCTTGGTTGATGTCGGAAAATACATAGTCCGACACTTCGCAAGGCACAGCCTTAACGTAGCCGTCGTACATATAGAAGCCACGCGAACCCATCCAGACCGCGAAGTTATCCTGAACAGCAATAGCGTTCGGCCCTGCAAGACCGCAAGCACGGCCAGCAAACTCAGATGTATATACAAATTGCTGGCCGACATAGGACACAACGTGCGCGTCAATGTCCGTAAGAACAAGAACTTGACCACGAACCTTCTTGGCTGTGATAATCTTACCACCCGTCTGTAGCTCTAGGCTACCAGCAAGGTTTGTAGAGGATGGCGTCCAGACCGTATTGTCTTCAAGATCAGACCATGCAATCTTACGCGGATTGCCAGACGCACCGAGCGCAAACATCGAGCGTTCGTTCGTGACAAGGACGCCTGTATTAGATGTCGGCGCGTTCGTTACGGCAACGGCGGGTGTCGGCGTTGCAGTGTCTAACTGCCACTCGTAAATCTTGCCGTCAAAGTTTGAACAGCCGACAAGATACTCGCCCCAGTTATCAAGTGTCCATGTCGTAGCTGGCGTCACAACACCAACGTCGGGACGCGGCGTGCCATAATAGCCTGCGCTGTAGAGGCCAACGCCATAGCCGCCACCAACAGACGCATTGGGGTTGCCGGGGATAAATCCGACAGGGGTTATATCTACGATAACGCTGGACTGTGTGATGGCGTAGAGTTTGGAATGTGTGCCGACGCTGATATAGCGCGTGCTGTTGTTAGACCGCCAAGCAATCATGCCACGGGCTTTGCCGGTAAGAGCGGTGGTGGTTCGTTCCTGCCACCCGCCAACGGGACGCATCATCCCTTCAACCCAGCGCACAAGGTTCACGTCATACCACCGGCCAGAACTGTCAAGTTCGGTTCCGTTGCGGTAGACACCCGGCGGGATACTGATAGGAATAAGCGCCATTTAATTACCTGTGCGTAAAGACTAAAGTTCTTATATCACTTTTTGGGGATTTTTATAGCCTCTTCCCATGCTTCTATAGTTCGGCGGTGACGCAACGCGCAATCACCATATTTTGCAATTATATCAACTTCCCAAATAGCACGCTCTGGATCGGTCAGAACGGAAGGAGGATTTGGGAGAGGCGGACAATTACTTGCTAGGTTCGCTGGCGGCTGCGGCATTGGCGCGATTGATACCGCCTTCGAGCAGCCCGACAATGCGAGGATCAGGAGCGCAGTCAGCAGAGACAGCAGGCAAAGTCTTATATATCTCGCGGATCGTCTCTCGCTCTCCGGCGACCACGACATCGGCTTTATCTCGTTCGGCTTGGTAAAGCGTAGAAACCTCATCTATCTTTCCTTGCATTTGTTGGCGTTGCTTCCCCGCCTTTTCCAGTGCCTTTGCGTATGATGCATCGCACTGCCAATCTCGGACTTTGTAGCCAGAGGCTACACCAATAACAAGCGCACCACCTACGGCATACAGTAAGATTGGCTTAGGGATTAAAGCCATTTTGCGTACTTCTTGGTCTTCAGTTTACGGTCATCGAGGCCGTGCGTTCCACCATTGATGCGCTTTGTCAGGGCAAGAATGGCTGTGTCGTTGATGCCTTGGTCGCAGATGGACCACAGCTTATTGCGGTCGAAGAACCACAAGGCGCTCTCAAAGCAGAGTTCGCCAGCTACAAGGTCCGGGTCGTTTACAACTTCGGGTCGTCCGATGTATTCTGCGAAAGCTTGGTAATTTGCTTTGCCAGTAAGTTGGAGAGCGCCACGTCCACGGTACTTCCAACCATCCCCAGACGCTTCATCACCGTTGCCCATGCGATTTGCGTATACCCGATTAGCAATCTTTTTTGGCTGGCGTTCATACGCTTTAGCCATTGCATCAGTAGGGAAATACTTCCTAAAAATGCTGCGAAGTCCTTTTGCGCCATAGTTTAAATTCTCCGAGAACGCTTT